GATATGACTAGAGCACCAATGATTCGTGGAACATTTCGAACACTTTCATTGATGTTAGCAAAGCATAATATTCCATTAATCATTACCAATCATACATATGATGCAATTGGTAGTATGTTTCCGAAGAAAGAAATTTCTGGTGGAGGGGGAATTAAATATGCTGCTTCGACAATTGTTACATTAGGAAAGCGAAAACATAAAGATGGAACTGATGTTATTGGTAGTATTATTAAAGCAAAATTAGTTAAAGGCAGAATGACTAAAGAAGAATCAATTATTGAAATAATGTTAGATTATGAAAAGGGTTTAGATAAGTATTATGGTTTAGTTGCAATTGCCGAGAAGTATGAGATTTTTAAGAAGGTTTCTACACGATATGAAACACCTTCAGGTAAGGCATTTGAAAAAACTATTGTCAATGATCCAGAAAAGTATTTCACAGAAGATGTAATGAAACAACTTGAGGAAGCGGTATTTAAGGAATTTAATTATGGAAGTAAAAAAGAAGACATTTAATGCATGGATAACATATCAAGCGATACAGGCACATTTTACTAGAGAGTATGATTATTTTAAGTACAATGGTAAATTGAATATGAATGAACATTCAATGGATAAGCATTTTGCGAAGCATGAAACCGGTGGTAATTTTTCAGCACAACGAACAATTTTTTCTAATCTTGGAAAGGCATTTGATAGTAAAGAAGATTTGATATTTTTTTATTTATCACAAGTGACAAATAATGTACCATATCCATCGATGTTTGATCATGACTTATACGATGAATATAAAGAAAGAATGAATAATTTCCATTTTCACTTAAAACGTGATACTGAGGAAATTATGAAGTATATGGAGGAGTATGATAAAACATTTGATGAGTTGTTTCAGTCAAAGGGAATTAATCATCCACCTATAATGAAACTTGGTTTATCTAAAACAATATCATTAGAAACATTTACCACACTTGATATTATGTTAGATTTTCTTACAGCGATGGAGAAGAAATTAATTGATCCAGCTTCTAAAGATTTTATTAAATTAGTAAGAAACTATAAACCATTTTTATCGATTAGTGTTGACAAAGAAAAGAAAATAATAATGGATGTTTTGAATAAAGGATGATATGAGAACAGAAGATTTGATATTAGAAAATTTAATATATAATGATAATTATTCGAACGTTATTAGTATTTTTTTAAAACCAGAATATTTTAAAGATAATAATGAGAAGATAATTTTTACTGAGATACAGAAGCATATTTCTAAATATAACAAACCACCGTCTATTGAATCTTTGTCTGTAGGACTTACAAATAAAGATGATTTGAATGAAACAACTTATAAAAATTGTATAGATTTATTACAGACATATAAAAAGAAAACAGAGGACGAGAGTTGGTTAATTGAAGAAACAGAGAAGTGGGCAAAAGACCAAGCAGTATATAATGGTATTGTTAATAGTATTTCTATTTTAGAAGGGAAAGATACAAAAACTTCTAAAGATGCAATACCAGAAATTCTTACAGAAGCATTAGCCATTTCCTTAGACCAAAGTGTGGGTCATGGTTATATAGAAAATGGTGAAGACCGTTGGGAATTTTATCATAAGAAAGAATCAAAAATTCCATTTGATATGATAATGTTGGATAAGATTACGGGTGGAGGTATTACACCAAAAACTCTTACCGTATTACTTGGTGGAACTGGTGTTGGTAAAACATTAGTCAAGACTCATTTGGCTTGTCAATATATGAAACAAGGATTGGATGTTTTGTATATTACAATGGAAATGGCAGAGGAAAGAATAGCAGAAAGAATTGATGCTAATTTAATGGATATTGATCTTGATCAATTACATATAATTCCAAAAGATAGTTTTCAAAAGAAGTTAAATAAATTAAAGATTGGAAGATTAATTATTAAAGAGTATCCAACGGCTGGTGCCCATGTTGGACATTTTCGTGCATTAATACGAGAATTGAAAATTAAGAAGTCTTTTACTCCTCAAATTATTATTTTAGATTATTTAAATATATGTTCATCAAGTAGAGTTAAGTGGGCGGCTAATATGAATACTTATATTTACATTAAGTCAATTGCCGAAGAAGTTCGTGGTTTAGCCGTTGAATGTAATGTTCCAATAATTACAAGCTCACAGTTAAATAGGGAAGGATATGGTAGCAGTGATCCTGATTTGACCAATACATCAGAGAGTTTTGGACTACCTGCTACTGCGGATTTGATGATGGTAATCCTCGCAAAAGATGGTGATACAAGTAGTAAGAATCAAATATTGTTTAAGCAACTGAAGAATCGTTATAGTGATTTATCAATGAATAGTAAATTCTTGGTGAATGTTAATAAGAAAAGAATGAAATTAGAGGATATTGAAGAGAATGCTCAACCAGCTATGGCAAATGATGGCAGTAATAAGTATTATGAAAAGACAGCAGAAGCTAATACAGAGGCCAATCCATTCACTTTTAAGGTAAAACCAGAGCGTAGAAAACTTGAGGATTGGAAGATATAAATACGTTAAGGTGTGTGTAAATATTATAAATATATAAGAATATGACAGATAAGATAAAGAAATTATTCGCTGATTCAGCAAAGAAGGCCAAGAGGAGGGGAGAAAAAGTGGGTGAAAATTCTCTACTTAATATCAAGCTAACCAACGCAACAGATCATTATACGATATGCCCGTTTAGATCGATTGATGCAGAAGAATGTCCATTGTGTATATTAGATAGTCTAGGAGAGGTATGAAAAGTTTTAAACAGTTTATTACAGAGGCATATGATTTTTTTCCGACTAGTGCGGATGCTATACCAAAAGTATTAAAGAAATGGCCTAAAGATAAAGTTGCAGATGCTGTTAAACTTTTTAATTATTTAAAAAAGAAAGATCCGACACCTATTAACTTTGACTTAGCCAGAGAGAATGAAGTTAATATTATCAGACCATTAAAAGGTGGAAGTGATACATTAGATAATATCATATCTAATTCGGGTATATCTACATTTAAAATTAAATGGGGTAATGGTTCATCTGGTAATCGCGGTGCTAATAATAGAGGTAATGCATTTGAAACTGAATTTGCAGATGCATTATATGATTGGTTTGAACAAGGCGACGCGGCAGTTAAAGATGATAAAATTTTAGCAGCAATATTAGATTTGGATAAACATTATAATCTTTCCGGCGCAAAGGAAATGTGGGTAGATGTTGTTGGTGGAGAAAATACTAGAAGGCCTTTAAAGTATGGTAGTAATTCAATAACTCTTGTAAATACTAAAGGTAGTGGATTAGATATTGGTCCTAATGTTACTGATATTACAATTACACCAGATAATGGTGATCCTATTTATTTAAGTTTAAAGTTTGAAACTACAACTACATTCTTTAATGTTGGTACTACAAAAGCTATAAAAAAAGATGAAGTAAAAGCTGGGAGAATAAAACATAAAGATGGATTAGCAATATTAAAGATGTTTGGAATTCAGAATGCAAAATTCTGTAAGATTTTTACTGATAAAAAACCGAAAGGAAAAAAAGTAAAAACAAAGCCAAATAAAAAAATGATACAAGGATTATTGAAATCAGGCATTGGTTATGGCTATCATGTTATTCATAAAATGAAGGGTGGAGTAATTTCTAAAAAAATGGATAAGAAGGCAATGAAGGCAGCCGCGAACGTTGGGGATTGTGTTGTCTATTATGGTGGAAAGACTGGAACTGGAAGACGTGTTGACATGGTGATGGAGTCGGCTTATTATACCTTTAAATTAAATATTAGAGACACGCAAGGAAAAGATGGATTACCAAATCGAATGATGTGTGATTTTTCATATAAATAAAAATGTTATCATTTAAAGAATCATTAAATGAAGATACTAATACTCATTTAGAACATCTTGAGGATGAAATAATTAATGGTGGTGTGGCGGGAGCCAAAACAGCCATATTATTTTTAAAGTCACTCAAAGATATGTTGAGTGGTAGTAGCACTGGTAAGACAGTGGTAACCGTTAAATGGGATGGTGCACCAGCTGTATTTGCTGGTATTAATCCTGAGAACGGGAAGTTCTTTGTTGCAACAAAGTCGCTTTTTAACAAGACGCCGAAAATAAATTATACTAATAAAGATATTAGTAATAATCATGGAAGTGGTGGTCCGGTAGATAAATTAAAAGTTGCTTTAAAGTATTTACCCGAACTTGGAATGAAAGGTATCTTTCAAGGTGACATTATGTTCACTAAGGAGGATTTGGAACAAGAAAATATAGACGGGGTGACTAGTTTAACTTTTACACCTAATACAGTTACATATGCTGTTCCAGATGATTCTGATTTAGCTAGTACTATTCGTAAAGCCAAAATAGGTGTTGTGTGGCATACGAAATATACTGGTGATACTATTGCTGGTCTTTCAGCCTCTTTTGGAGTTGATGCTAAGAAATTTAAGAAAACTAAAAATGTTTGGTTTGAAGATGCTAGTTTAGATTTAGTAAATCCAAGTATGACCTCAAAAGAGATAAAAACAATTGAGGGTCTTATAGCCAAAACTAAAGGTGCTTTAAAACTTTCTGGAAAATTTCTTAATCTATTAAAAAAGGAATCTGCAAAGAAGGATCAGTTTACTATATCAGCTCTATTAAAGGTTTTCTTTAATACAAAAATAAGAGCTGGGATTCATTTCGCTCAGACAAAAAAGACAGTTAAAGAATTTCAAGAGTATTATATAGATCGAATGGTAAAGGAAATGTCAGCGAAGAAAACTGATAAAGGTAAACAGAAATATAAGCAGTATGAGAAGGAAGCGAAGAAAACATGGAAGAAGTATGCTAAGGAAATTCATTTTACTTTTGCTACATATTTAGGTATTAATGATGCAAAATTATTGATAGTTAAACAACTAGAAAAGGTAAAAGGAATGGGAACATTTTTACGTGATGGAGATGGATTTAAAGTAACAGCACCAGAAGGTTATGTTGCCATTGATTCAGAAGATGGCAGTGCTGTTAAGTTAGTAGACAGATTGGGGTTTTCACATGCTAATTTTACAATCGCTAAAAATTGGGATAAATAATTATGACCGATGAAGAAACAATAAATGAAGAAACTGAGACAACAGACCAAACGCATAAGGATTCAATTGAAGATATTTTAAATTGGGAGGAAATATTAAGAGGTAATGACTACTATTGATAAAATGTTTAGACCAAGATCAAGATTTTGTGCAATATGTGATTCAAAATATAGATGGCAGTGCACTTGTCCAAATAACAAAGTTATGGCAGAACAAGTGAATAGAAGTTTTCATGCAGGAAAAAGATATAGGGGCAAACGCGCATTAGAATATTGTAATACCTTACTGGAGGAACCAAAGAAGATGAAAACATTTAAGGAAATGACAGCAAATCAAAAAGCATATCGAAAGTTTTTTGACGGGAAACTTGCTAAATGGAAAGTCAAGAGCCCAGCAGAATTGGATGATGCTGACAAAAAGAAATTTTATAATGAAATAGAGAAAGAATGGGACGGAGACAAAGAGGAATAAGCAGTGATAACTTTTAGAAACTTTCTTAATGAGGCTAGGGAGAAAACTGCTGTTTTTGCTTTTGGTAGAATGAACCCGCCTACAACTGGTCATGCTAAACTTATTAAAAGAGTTATGACCGAGGCTAGGTTGGCTTTAGGTGTTCCTATGATTTATCCATCTAAGACTGAGGATAATAAAAAGAACCCATTAACTTATAAAACAAAAGTTCAAGTTCTTAAAGATGTCTTTGGTGGTATTATAAATACATCTACGGATATAAAAACACCATTTGATGTATTAAACAGGTTAAATACAAAAAAGTTTTCTAAAGTAATTTTTGTAGTTGGTAGTGATAGAGTTGCTGAATTTCAAAAAGGTATGAGTAAATATGTTAAGAAAGATTTAACAAATATTAAAGATTTTTCAGTAGTATCCGCAGGTGAAAGAGATCCAGATGCAGAAGGTGTTAAAGGTATTTCTGGTTCAAAAATGAGAGAATATGTAATGAAAGATAAATTTAGAAAATTCGCCGCTGGATTGATGACACAGAATGTTAAATTAGCAAAAAAAGTTTTTAAAGAATTACAGAAACGAATGAAATAAAGAATTTGTGCTGAATAGTATGATGATTAGTTTGTGAACGCAATTAAACAATAACAAGTAAGAAGGAGAAAGAATTATGCATCCACACATTTGCAAGTTAGTATTCTTTGTATTGGGTTGGGGAGTAGCAGGTTGGTTGTACCATTAATAAACAATTAATATATTAAATTTCGGGAGAAAATAAAATGGAACAAATGATTCTAGGTTGGGCTAGTACACAAACATGGTGGCATATTGTTTCAACAATTGTGGTAATTGCTAATGGCGTTACCATGACACTCAAAGATAGATATGTTGAGGATATTCCAATAATTGGGAAAATCTGGCCGATCTTGAATTGGTTGTCGTTGAATATTGCTAACAACAAGAATGATGAAGCCACTAATAAGAAGTAGGTGGAAGTAGAGGAAGTATTTATTTAACTTTTAGGAGGAATATTATGTGGGATCAAGTTGTAGGATGGATCAAAAAGTTGACTGAAGCTGGTGTATCTTTATTGGCATTGGCTATCGTCATGCAAATCATTTTTGGTAAAGCAGTTCCGTTTATTGGTGGAGATGTTATTGGTAACATCACAGCAATCGTTGGAACTCTCGGCGCACAGGGACTAGTTGGTCTTGCATCAGTTGGTGTCATCTACGCTATCTTTACTAAAGACTAAATCTATGATGATAGAGGGGCTCAGGCCCCTCTATTTGATAAGGAGATATTATGAA